ATCGGTCTTTTCAAACAAGGCAGGCTCTTGTCGCATCATTAGTTGATCTTTAAGACCTGCTATTTCAGAACCACACGCGGCACTATCGTGCGCACGACCTTTTGCCTTCAATACCTTTTCAAACAAGGCAACCAATTCGGCGCGGCTCTCTTTACTTGCCGTTGACTTGCCAGATGCAAGGTTGTTCTTGGTAGGCGCGACAGCATCGGTCCAACGCATGTGCTGGGTTACTACATCAAGGTGTGTGGCAAACTTGGCTTCGCCACCTAACTTAGCATTCCATGCGTCTTTGATTGATTTAAGGGCGATCACGTTATTAAGAATATTTGACATTGTTTTAGTCTCCATTAATTCGGCTTGGCGTTAGTGCCTCCGATACAATCTTTATGCCATGCTATAACGTGTTACACAATAGATAGAACCGCATCGCTTGGCATCATATGGCATTGGATGGCATTACATACCATTTAGGGAATTCCCTAAATCGAGCATACGCTAGGCATACCCTACCCCCACCCCCCGCGCTGTCATGTGGGACTCCGTGTTAGTCTAGTAATACTATTCCAGATGAACAAATTGCTATTTTTTGAAAACCCCCCACCCCATTTTTGAAACCCTTGCTAAAAAATTTTTTGTAACCTATTATTACGTTATCGGTTAACAACCTGCGATGTGATATGACAATGAACCTTACCCCCGAAACGGGTATACCCATTAGTGATGAGGTTAAGAGCATACCTCTACCAGAACGCGCGGCAGCGTTAGATAAAACTGTGTCTGAACTAGAGAAACATGGGCTAACCATCGACCCAGACGAGGCTGACAAAGAAGTTGCTGCAACTTTAGCCACTGCATATGCCAGTGCACCAGACAAAACGTCCCAAAAAGTTACCAACAAACGTGCAGCCAAGATAACTCCAGCTTCTATCCGCCTAACAAGCAACATATTGGATGAATTTAACCATTCTGTAGTAGAATCTGCGAAACAACTGCGTAATTTGGTGACGAACAAGCTCGTAATAGAGTCCGAAAACCCTGATCCTCGTGTACGTATGCGTGCGCTTGAGCTTCTGGGTAAGATTTCAGACGTAGGGCTGTTTACAGAGAAGTCTGAAGTGACAATTACCCATCAAACCACTGACGACCTCAAGGAAAAGCTACGTGGAAAGCTCGCAAAGCTCGTAAATCCGTCCCCACCCATAGAAGATGCCGTTATTGTGCCCAACGAAGACGTAGATGTTGCGGAAGAATTTGGGTTTGACGATGACTGAGGCGCTAGATTTCACAGAAGCCGACATTGAGGTGATGCTCGCTAATCTGGACGCGTTTAGCACTGAAGAAGTAGTCGAGATTGACCGTATGGTCGATGAACTACAGACGAGAAGCACCAATAAACGTGCGTTTGATGACCTCATTGAGTTCTGTAAGTTGATGATGCCTGAGTTTATTGTAGGCCGACACCACCGCATCCTTGCAGATATGCTTATGGGTATTGAGCGGGGGGACAAAGATCGTGTTTGCGTAAATATACCACCACGTCATGGTAAGTCACAGCTTGTGTCTATCTTCTATCCTGCTTGGTTTTTAGGCCGTAACCCCGGCAAGAAGGTTATGATGGTCTCTCACACGACTGACCTCGCTGTAGATTTTGGTCGTAAAGTCCGTAACTTGATAGCCACAGATACCTACAGTTCTATTTTTCCTACTGTTAAGCTGGCGCAAGACTCTAAATCTGCGGGTCGGTGGAACACAAATGTTGGAGGAGAATACTATGCGTGCGGTATTGGCTCTGCACTCGCGGGCCGTGGTGCTGACTTGTTACTTGTGGATGATCCACACTCAGAGCAAGATGTCATCAACGGCAACTTTGGAGTCTTTGAGAAGGCATATGAGTGGTTCACCTTCGGTGCTCGTACCCGCCTGATGCCCGGGGGTCGTGTCGCTATCATACAAACACGGTGGCATCTTGATGACCTAACAGGCCGTGTAACACGGGATATGTCCAAGAACGAACGCGCTGACCAGTACGAAGTGGTAGAGTTTCCCGCTATACTAGATATTAAAGACAAGAAGACCAAGAAGATGGTACAGAAGCCTCTGTGGCCTGAGTTCTTTGATCTTGAAGCACTCCTTAGAACCAAAGCGTCTATGCCTGTGTTCCAGTGGAACTCGCAGTATCAACAACAACCCACCACAGAAGAAGCCGCGATGGTTAAGCGTGAGTGGTGGAACGAGTGGGCGCACGAGACGCCGCCTCCCTGCGAATATATTATCATGTCGCTCGACGCCGCAGCCGAGAAGCACAACCGTGCAGACTACACAGCCCTTACCACATGGGGTGTATTCTTGAACGAAGAGACCAACGCGTACAATATTATATTGTTAAATAGCATCAAAGAGCGTATGGAGTTCCCAGAACTAAAGCAGCTTGCAATGGAAGAGTATCGAGATTGGGAACCAGACTCGTTTATTGTGGAGAAGAAAAGTTCTGGTGTAGCCTTGTATCAAGAGATGCGACGTATGGGCTTACCAGTGTCTGAGTACACACCACACAGAGGATCAGGGGATAAGTTGGCAAGACTTAACTCCGTTGCAGATATTGTAGCATCTGGGATATGTTGGGTGCCACAGACGAGATGGGCCGAAGAAGTTGTCGAAGAGATTGCAGGATTTCCATTTATGAGTAATGATGACCTTGTAGACTCCACGGTGATGGCCCTTATGCGCTTTCGGCAGGGAGGGTTTATTCGGTTGCCTACCGATGAACCTGAAGAAGAGCGGTTCTTCAAACAACGCCGAGGCGGGTATTATTAGGGGATTTAGCTATGGCTATTGAAAAAGGACTATACGCAGCACCACAAGGCTTTGAGGATGACCTCGAAGGCGGGCTGGACGGCGTAGAAGAGATGGATGTATCTGAACTAGCGATCGAAATAGTCGATCCTGAGTCGGTTACACTAGATGACGGTAGTATGGAGATCACCATTATCCCCGGTGACGAGATGGATTTGACCGAATTTGGCATGAATCTAGCCGAAGTCCTTGACGAATCGCATTTAAATGAACTTTCGGACGAGCTTGTGGGTCAGGTTCAGACCGATATTGAAGGTCGTAAGGACTGGGCGGATACATTCGTCAAAGGTTTGGACGTTCTGGGCTTTAAATATGAGGAACGTACGGAACCGTGGGAAGGCGCATGTGGCGTTAACTCTACAGTCCTTGCAGAAGCAGCTATTCGGTTCCAAGCAGAGGCTATGTCAGAGACGTTTCCTGCATCTGGACCAGTAAAAACGAAGATTCTTGGGGTAGAAACCAAGGAAAAAGAGGAAGCAGCCGCCCGCGTTACGGCTGATATGAACTATGAACTCACCGAGAATATGGTTGAGTACCGCCCAGAACACGAACGGATGCTATACAGCCTTGGATTAGCGGGTTCAGCCTTTAAAAAGGTCTATTTTGACCCTAATTTAGGTCGTCAGGCAGCTATTTATATCTCCGCAGAAGACGTGATTGTGCCTTATGGCGCGTCTAATATCGAGTCTGCAGAGCGTGTAACGCACGTAATGCGTAAGACTAAGAACGAATTGAAGAAGCTCCAAGCCGCAGGATTCTACCGTGACGTAGACCTCGGAGAGCCAGAACCTTATCACACGGACATCGAAGAGAAAAAAGCTGAAGATGGCGGATACTCTATAACCAACGATGAACGATACGCTGTTTATGAAATTCACGCCGACCTTCTTATTGAAGGTATTGATGACGACGATGAGATTGCTCGTCCATACGTTGTCACTATCGAGCGTGGAAGTGGCGAAGTGCTGGCGATCCGTAGAAATTACGAGGAGGGTGATCCACTCACACTCAAACGACAGCACTTCGTCCACTATGTTTATGTGCCGGGATTCGGGTTTTATGGCCTTGGATTGATCCACATTATCGGTGGGTATGCCCGTGCTGGGACTTCCTTGATACGTCAGCTCGTTGATGCTGGTACGCTCTCCAACCTCCCGGGAGGGTTAAAGTCCCGTGGACTACGTATCAAGGGGGACGACTCGCCTATCAATCCGGGTGAGTTTAAAGATGTAGATGTACCGTCAGGGTCTATCCGTGACAACATTATGCCTCTTCCTTACAAAGAACCTAGTCAGACCCTTCTCGCCCTTTTGAACCAGATTACGACCGAAGGTCGCAGGTTGGGTGCGATTAGTGACATGGACATATCGGACATGTCGGCCAACGCTCCTGTAGGTACAACACTGGCGCTCCTAGAGCGTACGTTGAAGCCTATGGCTGCGGTGCAAGCACGCGTACACTACGCGATGAAGAACGAGTTTAAGCTACTCAAGGCCATTATGGCTGAGTATGCCCCCGCAGATTACGCCTACGTGCCTGCTAGAGGCGAGGTGGGTGCCAAGCGGTCGGACTATATGATGGTGGACGTGATCCCTGTCAGTGATCCTAACAACTCTACGATGGCACAGCGGGTTGTGCAGTATCAGACTGTGCTACAGATGTCAGCGCAAGCTCCACAGATATACGACCTACCACAGCTACACAGACAGATGATCGAGGTGTTGGGCGTGAAGAACGCAGATAAGCTGGTCCCTACGAAGGACGATGCGAAGCCTGCAGACCCTATCAGCGAGAACATGGATGCGTTGGTCGGCAAGCCGATGAAAGCGTTTATCTAC